CATTCCTAGGCTCGTTGTGGCCACGCTGCGTGGCTCGATGCACCCCACGTCTCCGGGGATCTGCTGCGGCAGTCCATACGGGCTCGCGCCGGAGTCCACCGGGCCGTCGCCATCGACATAGAACCATCGGTCACGCTTCGCAATATACAGACGCCCGTCCATCGAGCCGAGGCCCGTGATGCTTCCTCCTACATCCACGGGGAATTGGAACAGGGAGGTCCACCATGGCGTTTCCCCGTAAACAGCCTGCCCGGTGAACCATACGTTTTTGCGCGTCTCATCCACGCCGACAAATCGGTCCGCGTGCGAGATGAGGATCGGCATTCCTGGCGGGCATTGCCGCGGCTGCGCGCCGCTTTCGGTGTACAGCGTAGGCTGTGACGCGATGGCGGCGTCCGTCGTCGTGTCGGCAATTACGATGCTGTCCGCCGATGTATTCGCGACCTCGCTATTCGGTACGCGCTGGAAGACGCCGCCAGCGACGCGCCGATAGAGAACGATTCGCACCGTGGATGCACCGGTGAGCCGGTTCGAGATCTGAAGCGTGCTCACGGTGGCGTTGACTTGCGTATTTCCGCCGATGATCGGCCCCACCGTCACAGGCGTTCCGGGGGCACTCCAGTCGACATTGCCGGCGGCAGTCACCGCCTCATAGATGGGGACATATTGATAGGTCGCGCCTACTGTGAGACCACCGCCAAAGGCCGCGGTAGCGCACGTCATGTCGGGCGCGCCCCAGAAGCCAACCTCATTGGCCTGCCGGCCATCGAAACACCACGCCGAGCCGCCGCCAAAAAGCAGCGACTCACCCACGCTGGCCACCTGCCACCTATTGGCATCGGCAAAATCGTACGTCACGAGATCAAGGCTCGAAGCGGATCCTGCGCGCGCCTGTCCCGCCGATGTACTCTTTTTCACCACGATGGGCAGCGCCACCATGGTGTTCGTGATGGTCGCCACGCCAGGGAGGCCCGACTGCTGCACCGCCCCAGCATTCTGGATTAGCTTCGCGGGAGCGACCGTGATGCGTGCTGCAGGCGTTGCGCATATGTTGCCGACGTAGTTGCCGGAGTCGGTCACATCGACCAACGCCGTCATACCCTGAGAGGCCTTCGTGGTTCCCGTGTCCACAAGCATCGCATGAGCGTAGATCCGTCCCGACATCTGGAATTGTCTAGACGACGGGTAGGCACGAAACCGTGACATCGTAGTGGTGCCAGCCACGGAGACCGCGCCTGCGACGGTGGAGAAGTTGCGCCAGCTCATGGCGGAGTTAGTGCCGCCCGACAACAAATGCCCGGTGCCGCCGCCCTTGCCGAAAACGCTGAGCTCATAGGCAGCATCGGCGATGACCGTGAGTGCGGAACTGAGCGGGGCTGCCGCGACGTTGGACGGGTCGAGGCCAACTACGCTCATGTTGACCGAATCGGATTGCGCGAGCCAAACGCGATCGGTCTGCGAGCCGCCCAGCGAGACGGCCGATGATGGGTTGCCGCTCATCGCATAGGTCGTCGTCGACGTTTGTGCTGGCGTCGTATCGTATGCCCGCACGGTCACGCGGTGACCATCACCCGTGTTGTTATCCGCATAGGCGACGTAAAGGCGCGACGTCCCGCCAACGGCATCAAAGATCCATTGTCCACCATACACGTCCGTCGCATTGGGTAGCGTGCCGCCGAGCCATCCCGCCGCGAGCGTCGCCTGGCTCGTGACGTCCAGTCTGTAGTATTTGAGCGTGTTGGCGGTGGCGCTCGAGCCGTAGATGAGGAAGGCAATATTTCCGACGGCGCATAGCCGGAACACTGGATTCGTGTTCGAGATGAATTGATTGTAGGCATTCAGCGCAAACGCTTTGCCGGTGGCGGCGTCCGTGACGTGGACGTAGCCAAGCGCATTGCCGGTCGCATCGGCCACGATGCTCCATGCCGTGATGAAGTAGCCATTGACGTAAATGCAGTCGATTCCCTGCGGCGTCAGGGCAAGGCCCGCAATGGCTTCCCTAGATGGCGACATGGGCGGCACCCGGGAGACAATCTCCGAAAGGCCAGCTGTATTTGAGTATGAATAAAGCATCTCGCCATCAATCATGCACGGCGAGTCTCGGAACCCGAGCAGCTTGGCTCCCGCTGAAATGGCTCCGCCGTAGTAGTAGATGCCCTTGGACAGAAGCGTGTGCCCGGCGCGCTTCGTATAGGCGCCATCGCGCGTTTGCACGACGTTGTGCAGCTGCGTGAACTGTCCGTTGGGGATCGCCTCTGGCTTCGACTTCTCGTTGAGGCCCGCCGTCATCGGGATTTCTAGCTTGGTCCACTGGGAGGGCATTACTGCTGCCCCCAGACCGCGATATTCGCAACGCCAGCGACGAATGACGCCAAGACCAGCTGATCTTCTGTCGTGAACGTCTGATTGAACTGCAAATTGCAGGCGGATGCGCCATCTGTCGCGAGCCACCACACGACAGCCCACTCTACGGCCTGGCCGAGGCCATGCCTGAGCGTGACATTTGTTGGGCCGCCGCCTAATGGGATCTTCCGGAAGGTGATCCGTCGCGAGTGTGGGTCTGCACGAGCGGCGAGCGTCGCGGCTTCAAGCGATCGGACCGTTTTGGTGAGCTGCGAGGCCTGGACGGCTGCATCCTGGGCGATCGGAATGGTGAACCGAGGCGAATGCACAGGTGTGGTGGCCGTTGCCTTGATGGCCGTACCCGCAGAAGACATGTCGACAGCGGAGACGGTGGCGGGGCCGCGCTTGCCGCCCATTAGAAATACCACCCGCCATTACCCGTGCGGCCCATGACGTCGCTGACGGTCTCCGGGTTGCCCGCGTCGCGATTGCCGGCCATCCCCTGAATGCGTGCCGTCAGGGACATCTTGCGCGCCGCGAGCTGGGAGACGTCGCTCTCCTCTTTCTCTAGGCACTTCATCGCGGCATCCACCACGACGTATTCCTCCCAGCCGTTAAAGCCGTCGAAGGTGTCGCCAGGGCCAGAGAGCCGAGTGGCGCATGGCACATACCAGAGGTTTACGGTGTAGACGCCGGTGGGTGTCGGGATGAACGAGATGTTACTAGCCTGGAGCCGGTAATAGACCGCTTGCCCGGGCCCCCACGCCATCGCCGTCCACGCGCGCCACTGGTTGAACGCATTGCGTGCGGCGAAGTTGTAGGGCGTGATCGTGAACGTCACGCCGCCCAGCGTCACGTCGACGCCAAGCAGCTGCATGAACGATGCAGGCAGGCTGTAGGTCTGAATGCCTGGCGAGGTGGAGAAGGAGCCGCTCGCCGAGTAGTACTCCTCGCCCCGCGCGGCCAGGACGAGATCGTAAAGCTCGGCGATCGACTGATTTAGATACTCGGTCACCTCTGCGTCCGTGACGAATTGAGACGATTCCATCCCGGCGCGCTGTCGCGTGTCGGCGATGAGATTCGTGAGCGTCCGGACGCGGCTCATGGGCTAGTACTCGCCTTCCTCGTCATCGGACTTGTCGCCCGACTTGGAGTCCTTCATGGCCTCGGAGATGCAGAGGTCCACATAGGCATGGAGCGCCTCCTTGAAGGCGTCGCGCTTGTCTTCTGGCACGCCCGCGGCATCGGCGAGCTCGTCGGCTGCCGCGTCGTGCTCGGTCTGTTCGTCGTCGTCGACCTCGGGCTTGGAGCCCGAGATCACGAGCGCCAGGGAGGGCTTTGCCACGGCCTACTCCAGATCGCTTTCGAGCTCGGTCCAGCAAGCGACCGGGGCGAAAAGCGGCGTGGAGCCGGTCGGAGAGAGCGTCGCGAGCCCGAGGCCGGAGAGCGGTGGAACCACGATGCGCCCGCGCAGATCCGTGTTGACCGTGAGTGCGTCGAGAAGCGCCGTATTGGCGTTCATGTTCGTCGCCACGGGCACCCAGATGGGAGCCGCTGGCGCCGTGATGGTCACCGCACTCTTGATCGACGCAACAGACGAACGGGATGCGTTCGCGTTGTTCGTGATCGAGACGCCGGTGGCAAGTCCGGTCTGCGCGGGCGTGGTGAAGATCGTGGCGATGACCACGATGCCCGCGCCCGCCGTGCCAGACACGTTGTACATGCCGAGCCAATCGAACACCAAGGACACCTTGAGGTCCGTGTTGAAGATGACCCAATGTGCCGCCGTAGTGGGGAGCGCCTGCACAGGGGCAATCCCCGTAGCAGCAGCCACGGTGCCAATCTGAAACCGGCGGCCGGCCCTGGTGAGCTCATAGCCATCAGGTTCCACCTGGGCCACGGCCGCGCTCATGGTGGCCGTGTACCGTTGGACAATCTGCCCGGTCGTCTTGGGAACGAATCGTTCCGCGTAGCCTTCTGCGATGGTCATTGCGAAATCTCCTGTGGAAGTCTTTTGGATGGCGCCCGGCTATTCGAGGTCGCTTTCGAGCTCGGTCCAGCATGCGACCGGCACGAAAAGTGGGTTCGTGCCGGTCGGCGAGATCACCGACAGGCCGAGACCCGTGAGCGGCGGGACGATGTACCGGCCGCGAATGTCGTCGTTGACGGCCATGGCTTCGAGCACCGCGGTGTTTGTGTTCTTGTTCTGTGCGATCGGAACCCAGATCGCCGTCGCGGGCCCCGTAATGGTGATGTTGCTCTTGACCGCGACCACCGACGTTCGCGTCGAGTTGCCGGAGGCATTGAGTACCGACACGCCGGATGTAAACCCGGTTTGCGCGGGCGTTTGGAACAGCGTCGCGACGACAACAATGCCGGTACCCGCCGTACCTGACGCCATGCCCACCCCGACCGAATCGATCACCAGGGATACCGTGGTTGATGTGTTGAAGAGGACCCACTGGGCCACGCCAGTCGCTGGGAGCGCCTGCACCGGGGCCTGCCCGGTTGCTCCCAGCGAGTTGAGGAAGAACCGACGGCCCGAGCGTGTGAGCTCCATGCCATCGGGTTCGACCTGCGCGGTCGCCGCGCTCATGGTGCCTGTATACCTGGCGATGATCTGCCCGCCCGTCTTTGGCGTGAACCGTTCCGCGTAGCCTTCTGCTAGCGCCATTGTGAGACTCCTTGTGCGGGGCGCATTACGAGCCCACGGTGCTGTTTTTGAAACAGAGCGAGAACGACACTCGGCGCGCCGAGTAATCGGTTTTGGTGCCGCCCGCGTTGCGCGTGTAAAGCTTGAATGTCGCTCCCGCGCTGCCTTCGGTCTGGAGTGGCCCCATGCTCGCGTAGGCCCCGTCATCGCTGGAATTGAGATCCTCCATGTCGGGGTATTTCGCGATGGCATATCGCCATGCATCCGTGATGGTCACCGTGTAAATCCCGGTGGCACTGTGGACGATGGACGAGATGAACGACGTTTCGCCGCGCCAACTCGACTTCGCAGGATCGCTCGCGCCGTTCGCGAGGAAGGAAAAGTCGAGGTAGACGAGGCCGACGCCTGCGGAATGCGTGTCTGCGCTAAACGTGCGGTTGCCCATTACAGCGTCGCCACGGCGTTCCAGCCGGGCGCCTCACACGTCATGTTCCCGTAATAGCCAATGCGGAACTCGTAGGCGTCCGCGGTGGCGCTGCGTAGCATCTGGAGTCCGTCGAGGTTCAGGATGCGCGGCGCGCCCTTGAGGGTCTCGAGTTTCCAGGTGTTGAGCTGGAGCGCATAGGCGTAGCCCTTGGGGCAGTTCAGATCAGCGATGATCTTGGCGGGGCCCTTCGGTCCCATGAGCTTGACGGCATCGAAGCCGATGTCCGGCGCGTCGAAGCTCTTGGCGCGGTCGTAGATGACCTTTGCGCCGAGCGCCTTGACTAGCGTGGAGTAGTCGAGCGGGTTGAGGAATACGGTGTCGGTTTTTCCGCCCTCGCGCGCCGTGCGAGCCATGGTCTCGATGAGGATTTCCTCAATGGGGCCACCGGCGCCCGCCGAGTAGCGGATGCCAGCGAGGCGCGTCGGATCGCTCGACCGATCGAGGCCGAAGAACGAATCGCTCCCGCCGGTAGCGGGCGCAGTCGTCGGGATCCACGCGGCAAGCCCGGCGAGCATTGACTTCGTGGCCTCGAAGTCGCCATTTTGGAAGATGTATTGGCCAGTTGCGGCGCTGGCGATACCGGACGACCAGTTACCAGTGCAGGTGATGGTCCCTAGGTCGCGATCCAGCGCGCTCACGGTCACGGTACCGGCAAGCTTGCTGCCGCTCGTCCCGTCCGTGGCGGACAGGTTTAGGATCATTCCAACTTCGAAGTTGGTGATGTCGGTGATGGTCGCGAGCGTGATCGTCGGCGTGGCTACGTTCGAACCGCTGGAGATGACGCCGCGCGCCCCGCCCTGGTTCTTGAACATCGCAAGCGCGAGCGAGCGCATGCAGACGTAGATCGCGCCGTCGATTTCCGACTTGAGGCTGGTGAGCAGCGAGCCCGCGTCATTGGCGGCGGCCTCGATGGCCTCGCCGGTCACCTGCGCAAGGGCGTAATCCTTGGCACGCGTGACGGTGACCTTGTTGTAAACGGACGCGGTCTTGTTGGCCTGGGCGGTCGCGAAGTCAGCGCCGCGTCCCTGCGGAACGGCGTTACGGAATGCGACAACCTTGTTGGCGCCTACGAAATCCGTGCGCTTCGCGACCATCGCGAAGAACGGATTGTCGGGATAGCTGAGGGTATTGACCTTGGACTGCGTGTATTGAGTCTTGAGGACGGCCGCGAGGGCGGTCGTGTCGAGCGTTGCGCCCATTTGTCGCCTGCTTCGGTGAGGGGTTGGGAATCCCCGCGCCGGTGGCGATCGCGCTCAGGCTTGCATGTCAGTCGCTACGAATCCCAGCCTCCAGGAGGCGGATGCATTCCGCATCAATCTCGTCCTGCGTCGGGGCCCGCGGCGGCGACACCTTTGGTGCGGCCTGGCCGTTCGTCATCGTGCGCGGTGCGTTCGGCCGACTCACTTGGGGGCCGCTCTGCGCTGACTCCGAAACTCCCTGACCGGGATTGGCGCCTCTTACTCGCTGGCGCCACGCGTTCTTTGCCGCGGCTCTCGCCTTGGCCAATGACTCAAGATGCTCTGCAATTGTGTCGTCGTCAATGTGCTCTTCTGTTTCATCGAAATAGAGCTGCCCCAGGGTGCGACCCTTTGGATCGTTCGGGGCAGGGCTGCGAACCAGCTCGAGGGCCATCCTGGCGATCTCCTCGCCAGGAAACTCATCGACCAATGTGGGATACTTATCGGCGTTCTTGGCTACGAGTTCCACGAAGGCGCTTTGCGCCTGGCGAAGCGACTGCGTCTGCTGGGTGGCGCGCAGGTCCGCGCGCTCCTTTTCCAATTCCGCCTTGAGGGCCTTGAGTTCTTCGCGCGTCTCCACGAACTCGCGGCGCTCGAGCTCTCCTTTGGCCTGGGCCGCCGCTTCCGGCGTGCCTTCGGCGATCACGCGGCGCAGGAAGTCTTCCGGCGCGTCGAAGCCCAGTTCCTTGAGGGCCTCCGTGGGCGCCGTTCTGGCCTTTTCGCGCAAGTCGACGCGGGCTCTCTTCTCCGCATCGAGCGCTGCGCGCTCCTTGGCTATGGCCTCGCGCTCCCGAGCTATTTCGGATCGCTGCTGTGATGCTCGCAGTTCGATGCGCGTGGCTGCCGCGATGCGCTTGGCGGCCCGCTCTTGCGCCGGGTCCTTGATAGTGTCCGCCTTGCCCGGTTCCGGTTCGGTGGCGTCCTTGAGGAGGTCGGACGCGGCTTCCGGGGCTGCCGTACCTTCAGGCAAGGCGGACTCTGATGCGAGCGGCGCGGGATCTGGCGTCTCGACGAACAGTTTCGAGAGATCCGGCTCCGCTTCGGCGGCGGGCTGGGTCATGTGCCACCTATGGGTGTGGTGGCCGGCAGGGGCCTGCCGCACTCGCCGCACATCTTGGGGCCCGCAGGCCAATCATCCCATATAGGGAAGAAATAGCCACTTGGCGCGAATGGGTCGGTAGGGATGCTAACGCCTTCGAATGTAAGCGTCGGGCCGAACATCGAGATATCTGTGTAGTTGGCGGCCGACCCTAGCTCCAATATCAACCGCGCAACCGTGCGCGGATTCGCAACTAATGATTTGGGTGCAGCGAATCCAGCGGCGCGGATATCGCGCAATAGGCCATGCACGTGATCCTCGAGCGACTCGCATTCGTTCCATTTGCCAATGCCATCCGCGTTGAAGTAGCTACTACGATCCTGATTCATACAGCGGCTCCTGCCGGCGCGACGGCCGGGGGCATGGGTGGCGGCACGTCATTCGCGGGCGGACCTGGCGGCATCATTGCGGGCATCGGCGGCGCGCTGGGGCCTGGAGGCAGCGCAGGTGGCGCGGGTGGCGGCATCATGCTTCGCGTGTCTTTCAGATATTTGCGCAGCAGCTCGAGCTGGGCTTCTGGCCGCGCGTCGTTCTGCGCCTCGGCGTACATTTCGTTCACGATGCGCATCGCGAGCTTGTGATCGTCGAAGGGCTCCGGCGTGATGTATCGGCCCTCCTTGAACATCATCGCCACACGTCGCTCGATGAGCCGACGCCGCGCGCTGAGGCGCTTGGTGATGGCCTCCGTATCGGGCATATCGACAGCTTCGAGGATGTCTTCCGGCGGAATCACGCCAAGCTTGAATTGGTTCGCGACCCATTGCCGCTTGCCTGCCGGCGTGCTGGGCAGCATCGAGGTCGGATAGACCTTCAGGACGTATTTATCGTCGTCTAGGTCGACGTCCCGCCAATCGATGGTCTCCATCGTGTTCTTGCTGCGAGCCTTGACCTTGTAGCCGCCGCCCTTCGCCACCGCGCGCGCGCAGATGACGACTTGCCGCGCCACATCCAGCACGAACTCTTCCAGCGCCTGGCCAATCTCGAGAAAGCGTTCCGTCTGTATGTCGTTGAACGACTCGATCGCAACGGCCGCATCGAGGCCCGGTGGCTTCTGGCTCTGCGCCGCCATTTGGCTGATGCCGGTGATCTCGTACGCCCGCGCGTAGAGGTCCCACAGATGCTTGTAGACGTCGGACGCGATGGCGCTTGGCGTCTGGTACTGCGGCGGCGTGCCCGTATATCGGACGATGGCCGCGAGATCGTTATTGAGGTGCGCGGAAACGACCTTGCTGCCGTTCTCCACAAGATAATGGCCCTTGATGAGATGGTGCCCGCGCTGGATCTCCAAAAGCAGCGTGTTGATCTCGTGCTGGATGCCGGTGAGCTCCTCGGCCAGCCCCGTGCCAAAGAAGCCGATCAGCGGTGGCGACCATTGGATCGAGCAGAGCGGGCTTGTCGGCTCCGTCCACTCGTCATCGAATAGATCGACACCCTCCACGCAGCCAGCGTGCCTGCCATCCTCGGCGCCTTTGCCGCTGCGCGGGTGCCATGCCTCGGTCATGAGCAGCTGATCGGCCGTGGTTTGGTAGCCGATCTCGTTGTCTTCGTCGTCTCGCTTGGCCACGCGCAGGCGCTGAAGCGTCTCTTCGCTGGCGCCCCAATCGTTCTTGGCCGTGGCGATCAGCTGCAGCCGGTCCCAATACTTGCGCTGGTAGATGCTCGGCGGATTGCCATACATCGCCTCGCCGTCGTCGACGACGATCTCCCAGGGGAGCACGCGGTCGATCTTGACCTCGCCGTCCCTTGAAAAGACCTTTACGAAGCCGGTGCCGAAGACGCAGCAATCGCGGAATATGCGCGGGAGATTCGCGTAAAAGCCCGACTCGTAAAACACGCCCGCGACGAACTTCTCAAGCTTCTCCGCGCGGTCGCGTAGCTCGTAGTCGCCACCCTCCGTCACAAAGCTCGGCTTCGGCTTGCTCTTGCTGGCGATCTTGCTGGTGACTGCGCCAATCATGTTGCGCACGACGTTCAGCGAGAGCCTCGATCGGCCCGTCGGCATCGGGCGCGAATAGGCCGAATAGCCGAAGCCGGTGATCGGGATGTTGCCGTAAAGGCTCGCGTGGATCAGGTCCTGGACCTTGCGATATTCCTGATTCTGGCGAATCAGGCGCACCGTGCGTGTCACCGCTTCGTGCTTCTCGCCTTCGGGCTCGGTCCACCATTGGGTGCCCTGGATGAGCGTCTCTTCAGACATTGCCGCCCCATTTCCAGCCATTGCAGGCGCCTACCCACGCATCGCGGATGCGCGCCCAAAGGCTTCGCCGGGCTGGCGGCCCGAGGTCAGATAGGCGCAACGGAACGATTTCGCGATCGATGCCGAAGAACGAGCCGGGCCGGGCCTCTGCGAGCCATGCCTCCAGGCCGTCAGCCGGCACATCGTCTTCCCGCCAGTCGCTCATGGCTTACCCCGCATCGCCTGTAGGATCGGCCCAGCGTCCGCGCCGCTCGAATGCAACAGCACGCGCAGGTCGTCGACCTGCTCCGTCATCGCGCGCGCCTCGCGTTCATCTGCCGTCTCGGGCGTCACCTCGGCGGGCGGCTTGGGCGGCTCGGGTCCTAGCGTGATGACGATGCCTGCGCCGCCCTGGCCTTTCGCCTCGAAGTGCAGGACGCCGAGCTGTCGCATCTCGCCGACGATGATGCTCAGCTCTTCTCTCTCAATCGTCATTGGTCCCACCACGCTTTCGACAGATCCGCTTCGTCGCGTTCCAGCATCTCGGCCTCTTCCAGCGCGAACCGCTCCGGCGTCCCGAGCGCGGGCGGCTTCTCCTCGGGCGTCTCGTGGAAGGCGCTCGCCGCTCGCCACGCGTATAGGCACGAGTCCGCCGCATGGTTCGGGAAGCCCGGCGCCTCCTTCATGCGGTTCTCAGCCCACGGCAGCGTGCTCCATTCGTCGATGAGATCCGGGCACGCGTCGCGCACTACCTTCACGCGTCCGCGAGCGAGGTCACCGTTTAGAAGCGCGATGTAGCCTGGCTTATTGGTCTTCTGGGCGGCCTCGATGGGGAGCTGAAAGCGTCGTGCTCCCTCAACCTGGAAGCCCTTGCCCATGCCACCCACATCGCCAACGATTTTGACGAAGCTGTAAGTCGCTTCCAGGCGCTTCGCCTCTTCGGCCGCATCGCTGGGACTCGTGCCAGCCATGCGATAGCTCTGGAGCACATAGACGCATGGATCATGATCGCGCCAACCCAGGACAGTGAACGCGGTGTCATCGACAACCCCGTAATCGATACCAAGCAGGTGGTAGGCGCATTGCGGCGCCTTCGTGATGAGGTTCAGTTCAGGGTCATAGGCGTGATAGACGCGCCCGGTTGCGGCGGTGACGAACGCGCATTCATATTCCTGGGCGTACCTCGCGCCGAGCACGCGCTTTTCCTCCTCGAGGAACTCCGGCTTGATGCGTGGCACCTCGCGCGCGGCGACGGTGTGGCGGTCCCAGGTCTTGCCGCCCTTCTCCCAGGCCTCGAAGAAGTGGCCATGGCGCCCGTTTGGCGTCGACATGAGCCAGAGATCGCCGCCGCTGACCGCGAGCATGGGGCGAACTGCGATGTTCAGCGAATCGTCTACGAAGGCGCTCTCATCCTCGATGACCCGATCCACGCTCGAGTAGCCGCGAATCGTGTCCTCGCTCGACGGCAGCGAGATGATGCGTGCGCCATTCGCTAGCCGAAGCGAAAGCTTGCTTTCCTCGATGCGCTTCGGCGCGAAGGGGCACGCACGAAGGACGTCCAGCACCTTGCCGAACAGTTCGGAAGATTGGCGCAGCGATGGCGAGATGAGGAGCTGAACGCTCTTCTGGCGGAACGTGGCGCGGTGGCACGCGGCGATCGATGCGACGGTGCTCTTGCCGCTCTGGCGCGAGCAGTTGAGCAGCAGCCGCTTGCTCTGCGAACGCAGCACGCGCGCTTGCCACGGATCCGGCGTGATGCCGCAGGCCCGCGCGAAGATGACTGGATCGTCTTCGAGAATGAAGCTGGGTAGGGCGCTCAGTCCGACATGGCGCTAACGATTGCCCCCCTTCGGTTCTGACTCGGTGCCCGTCATGCCAAGCACGTTCCCCCACGGCACGAACGTGAACGCGGCCGGATGATCCTTCTGTGTCACGGTGACGCCCGCCGCGTCCGGCTTCAGCTCGAAGCCATTGCGCGTCAGGAAGAACTTCGTGAGATGCGATGTGCCAGGGCTCATCGTGTCGTCACGCAGGAACAGCCCGGTGCATTGCCTCGCCATCAGTGCCGCTCCAGCAGCGAGTCAATCTCGGACAGCAGATCGGGCATGGTCCACTCCTCCCACTTCGCTAGCTTCATGTGAACGCCGCCATTGGCACGCGCGATCGAGAAGCATTTGTATCCCTCGGCAAAGTCCGCCGAGAGCTCGCCCTCCAATTCGCGCCGCATGCGTGGACTAAGGTTCTCCTTCACGGTGATGTCCTTGTGCTTGCCAACCTCGATCGTGACCTTCTTCGATGCCATTACGCAGCCTCCAACGCAGCAAGCAGCTGCGTCTCCACATCTAGTTTCGCTTCGTCGAATTTCATTTTCACGAAGAGCATCAGCGGCACGCCGTGCTCGGATGCCATCCAGCCAACAATCGCATCATCGCTTCCCGGCAGATGGGCAATCGTAATGGTGGACCGAGGGATAACCGTCTCCTTGAGATACGGCTCTCGTACCTGGTAGTAGCGCGACCCGAGCCACCTCCCAACCGGCGCATCGCACTCGGAGCGTAGCCATGTAGAAAGCACGAGGTTCCGCTCCGTCTCTACGCCGAGGCGCGCCGCACGCAGCTTGACCGGCAGCCTAGCTAGGCGCACGTCACGCAATTTGACCGGCGGCCTCATGTCTGCGCCCTCACATAATCCACGCGCGTATCGCCATTTTCCAGCACGGTGACGTCCACACTGTCCGCGTCATCGATGGCATCTAGGTGGCGCTTCGAGATGATGAGCCGCCCGCGCTCTTTTGCGATGGCGAGCAGGCATGTACGCAGCTGCGCCACCTCGTGCCGGGCCGCCGCGAGCTCGGCGCGCAACGCGTCGCCGCTCTGCATGTCAACGATGCGCTGCTTCGTCGGGCCCCTCATGGGATACCGCCCATTCGAATGACGGACGCAAGCGCGCAGTCTGGCTTGTGGGCATGAAACCACCCGGTCAAGTCATCGCCCCAGAAGCCACGGGTATCGCACCAATGGCAATGACGCTCTCGCGTCAAAATATCAATGAGCAGCAGCGCCACCATATGGCGTATCGCCTCGGCCTCCGAGTCGCCCGAACCAGTGAGGCACTCATTGCCTGCGATCCATGCTGCGTATCGATGGTTGCGCTGCTCTGTGACAATGATTTTACTCATCTTTGCTCTTCAGTCGCGCAACATACTCCTCGGCAGCGCGCAGCTTGTCCGCATCGGTCATCTCTGCGCCGGGCACCGATACGACATGCGAGTCCAAGCTCACCTTATCATGTCGCCCCCAGCGATCGCGAAACCTGCGCTCCAGAATCCACGCAGCCGCTTGCCATTGCGTGGCATCCTCACGTGTCTGCGTGGAAGCATCGGCGATACGCTGCAGTAGCGTACGCTCCGCGCAGGCCTCGGACATCTTTAGAGCGTCGGAGAATTCGCCCGTCGCGTTGCGCATATATTCGTTCAGTGTGTCGCGATGAATGCCACATAAGTCCGCTGTCGCCTCCCGCGTCATGCCATCCGCCAGGGCAGCGCAAATGCGGTCGGCCATTGCGCCATCAAGCTTCGTCGGCTGGCCGGCCATCTAGCTGCCAGCCGTCATGATGAGCAGGAGCACGAGCAGGCCGACCATAATGGCGAGCGTCATTCAAGCCACCCATATGCCGCTGCCACGCGGTCGCTGCTAGGCCGCTCGTCGCTCTCATCGGGCGGCGATGGCAGGATCTCCGTCTCCGGCGGGGGCGCCGGGATCGTATCGGAGCGCTCGCGCTCCCCGAGCTCTGTCGCGAGCCCGAGAGCAGCGTTGACCAGCTCAATCACGCGCGTGCGTAGCCCCACAATGCGTACGTAACCTGCCAGCAATGAGTGACGCAAGAAGCTGCGTTTGATGCTGGCAAGTTACCTGCTATCTTGCATGACTGATTGCGTGACTGATTGCCGCCATTAACATATGTATGCGGCATGCCGACAGAGACGCTCAGCTATCGCAACGTCCTACGCATCTGCGTGGAGAGCAGGTGTGCACTTCGAACGGTGGAGAATTACCTGCGGGGCCGGGCGCCCATTCGGGACGCGAGCAAGGAACGGATTCAGGCGGCCATGATGGCGCTGGACTTATGCGACCACATTCCAAAGGACGAACGGGCGGCGCCCCTGGCGCTCGTGAAGACTGGGTGAGCGAAATGCATCACGTGAACGGAACGATTTGCGCGATTTGTGCGGGCGAGCGGGACCATGAGCGCGGCTGCCCACGCTCGGCGACCTTCGGGCTGGTCCCGGTCGGTGCTGACGCGGTGGTCGTCGTGGCGAGCTACCGCGTCAAGCCGGTCAAGCGTCGCCGGTCGCGCGCGTCCGTTAGGGTCGCGGCCTGACCCTCATGCGGCGAGGGGCGGCCCCCGGCCCTGGCTCATTCCCAGGGCTCCCCGGTTCGACCCCGGGCGCCGCTACTCCTTGACGCCGGCCTTTCGGAGCACCGCCGCGAGCGCGCAGCCTTGCTTGTGGCCTGCGGTGCCGGTGAGCGGTGGATAGCTGCTGCAGACAGGGCAGCCGAGGACGCCGTCCCATTCGATGCTAAGGAGCAGCCTCGCCATTTCCGGCGCGCATGCGGCGAGGCGGGCGCGGGCCAGTGACTCCCCGGCATCGTCCGCCACACCGAACCCAGCGATCACCCAGTTCAGGTCCACGTGCGTGAAGTTGCCGCCGGCATAGCTCCCGCCCATTCGGGTCAGAGCGATGGGCCCTCGCACGCCAGGCCTAATCTCGGCAGGCCACATCTCGTTCACATCCCATGACTCTTCCCACGGCTTGGTCATCGGCTCATCCTCGCAGAGCAGCAGCCCAGGGGCGGCATAATCGCCCCCAGGCGCCGCAAGCCGTCAGATCTTCACTTCTCGTTGACCGCGGCCAGGTCGGGCAGGTCGACCATATGCCCGCGTTGCCTCGTGACCCGCATCGCTTCCTGCGCGATGTCGAAAGCGCGACCAACTAGCTCCTGAGTCGTAGGAAGACGGAGCTTGGATCGGCCTGCGCTATCCTCACCGTCAGGCATCGCCGCAACCAGGCCCCATTTCTCCAGGAATAGAAGGGCGAGGTTGGCGGTGTCGTCGGGTTGCTCGACCCGATATGTGATGACCTCCTTGTCTAAGGGGTTGCCATATTTTTCGCGCACAAGTGACTTCATCGCTTGCCCGCCTTCGCCGCCTTCGCCTTGGCGATGCGCGGAGCGGGGCGCCTCGCGGTCTTGGTGATCGTCTTGGTCGCCTTCGTGTTCTTCTTCGACTCGGCCATGTGGCTTCTCCTGTTTTGGTGAGTATCGATTGCTGCCCCGTGGAGGGGTCTAGGACGCGTCTTTGGTTCCGGTCAGCTGCCCAGCCTGTCCAGGGCCTCAGAGGCCCTCTGGGCTGCCTCTGCGGCCGACAGCGGCGCCACGGCGTCGCGCTTTCGGAGCATCGCGGCGGTCGCCTTGGCGCTCGGCGCGGCGTTCGGCGTGTCGGGCTGGCGCATGGTGGCCAGCGTCCGGTCGAACGGCCCGGGGCGCCCATCGCCGACCCAAGCCAGGTAGTTCCGCGCAGTGACCTGCGGCGGCGGCCTGCAGGCGTGCTGCCGCTTCGCGAACGCGGCGCCCTCGGAGTGCCCCCACGCGACCGGGTCGGCGTCCGGCGGGCGGTCCAAGGCCTGCGCTTCGATGTCGCGGCGCTCCCACGGCGCGAGCGTCGGGCGGCCGGAGGTCACGGAGCGAACGCCGTCGATCCAAGACTCGGCGGCGAACCCGGCGGCTCCGGAGGCGCGGACGGCGGTGATGGGTTCGGGCTGTGGCGGCGGCGGTGCCTGGCTCTCCGGATCCTCTTTGCTCTGGAGATCAGAGACAGAGACAGAGACAGGTACAAACGCGTTACATGGGGGTGTTGTAACGGCTCTGTAACGCGTTACACGCGCCTTGGTCTTACGACGGTTCTCATGGATCTCCGCCTTTGTTTCGTTGAATTCCGCGAAGTTGACTACCGAGAAACCGTGAGGCAGGGCGATGAGAAGCCCTGCCTTACACAGTTGAGAAATCCGCTCTCGGTTCAATTCCACATTACCGGACCAGCAACGCTCTGCCGCTGCCACTGGAACGAAGCCGTCTAGCTCCTCCAGTCGCGAGTACATGACGCAGAACGAATAGACCCCCATCGCGGCCTCGCCCACCTCAATGGCGCGATGGTGGTGCACGAGCTGGAGGCCCATGCGGGCGTACAGCGTCCCCTCGCGACGGCTCATGGCTTGACCTCGCACATGCGCACGATGCAGCGAGCCGCCGCCCCGTAGAGGGGACGGCGAGCGTCGGCGGCGGCGTCGGCGGCGGCGGCGTAGGCGTAGGCGGCGGCGGCGTAGGCGGCGGCGGCGTAGGCGGCGGCGGCGTAGGCGGCGGCGTAGGCGTCGGCGGCGGCGGCGGCGGCGGCGGCGGCGGCGTAGGCGTCGGCGGCGGCGGCGGCCCTCGCGACCTTCTCCGCTACGCGCGCGGTCTCCTTGTCGACAAGCGGCGCGAGTTCGCGGAGCGCCTTGGCGTGCTCGCGCAGGGTGGCGGCCTTGGCCGGTTCGCCCACTCGCTCAAAATAACCGGCGCGCGCCTCCAGTCCAGCAGGCGCCGCCTCTCGGCATGCGAAGTCCGCCGAGATGTATCCGCGGCGAACCATGACGTCGCGGCTATCGCTGCGCGTGCCGAGCAGCTTGGGAAGAATGGGTCGCAGGACTGTCGAACGCATCGCATCGGTCGGGATCCGATCGTTCAGCCGGATAACCATTCGCGCGATGACCGGACAGGTACACGTCGGGTGGTCGGAGTGCGGCTCACCTGCCAGCCATGCGACTGCCTCCATGGCGCAGACGCCGCGCTCGCGTTCCGTGTGGCTGCCATTCTTTAGGGCGATGCGCGATAGGGCGCGGAGGCTGAGCTTCTTGGCGGGGTCGGGGGTGCGGGTCGCGGCTGTCACTTCGGTTCTCCTTCGGTTTCTGAATCCAAATCGCCGGGCTGCAGCGCGGCTAGGGCGACATGCAGCGATGGGTACAGCTCGTCGCCTTGAGCGCTCCACAGCGAATCGGCCGCCACCGCCACGGCGCGCAGCCGCGAGATGCGGCCGGCTTGCAGCTTGTCGTGCACATCTCCGAGTCCGGCGGCGATGGCGGCCATCTTCGCCCAGACCGGATCGGCCCGAAGCGCCGCTAGCTCCACCCGCGCCTCGTCGCGCTCGCGCGTGACGGCGGCGAGCTTGCGGGTCTCGTCAACGCGCGCGTCGCAGCATGGGCATACGCGGCCACTCTTGCCGTAGAGGCAGTCGCTCACGGCGCACCTCGCCGGCCCAGGTCCTGACGTGTGATTCCGGAAATCACCCCCACATTTGCCGTAAATAGGGGGGTGTGGTTCACCCGTGGTTCACGGCCTGTTTTTGCAAAG